TGGTGGTGGTAAATCAGGAGTCAAGAAAATGGCTGGTGGTGGTAAATCAGGAGTCAAGAAAATGGCTAAGGGTAAAAAATCAGGAGTCAAAAAAATGGGTAGGGGTGGCAAACTCAAAAAATAATTTATGGCTACATCAGATTCAAAAAACTTTGAGTTAGATGTTGTTGAGTATATTGAGGAAGCATTTGAAAGATGTGGACTTGAGCTTAGAACTGCATATGACTTAAAGACTGCAAAAAGGTCTCTTAATCTTTTATTAGCTGAATGGTCTAATAGAGGTTTAAACCAATGGACTATTGCTAATAGTACAGCCTCAATGGTGGATGGTACAGCAACATACAACATTGATGATACAAACACTACTGCACCAATAGATGTTTTAGATGTGTTTATAAGAGAGACCACAGGAAGCACAAACTCTGATATACAAATGACAAGGCTTTCAAGAAGTGAGTATTCTGCTATACCTGATAAAGGCACCAAAGCAAAGCCAATGCAGTTTTTTGTTGATAAGGCATTGACACCAACTATTACTGTTTATCCAACACCTGACAAAAGTTCAACATACACAATTCACATGAATGTCCTTACAAGGATGGATGATGCTGATTCTTGTTATGACACACTTGAAATACCATTTAGATTTTACCCTTGTTTAGCCGCTGGCTTGGCTTACTACATATCAATTAAGAAAAGTCCTGATAGAACAAGCTTTCTAAAGCAACTTTATGATGAAGAATTTTTGAGAGCAATGTCACAAGATGAGGATAGAGCATCAGTGAGAATAACTCCTGATGTATCATCATATAACTTCTCGTAATGGCTTTTGCCTCCAATAAAAATCCTTATGCCATATGTGATAGGTGTGGCTTTAGATATTTTTTAAAAGAGCTTAGAAAAGAATGGAATGGTTTAAAAACTTGTCCTGAGTGTTATGAGCCTAAACACCCACAGCTTGAACCAAGAACTAATGTCATAGACCCACAGGCAGTAAGAGAGCCAAGACCTGATAACTCAGTAATACCCACAGATTTTATAGTTAGAACAAATGTTGGTTTAGGTATTGTTGGCTCTGTTTTGACCACACCAACTGAGATCACATCAGGCTTAGGAACAATAACAATAAGTGGAGCTACAGGCACAACACCTTCACCATCACCATCTCCAACACCTTCACCTACACCAGCACCCACTCCATCACCTTCTATTACTACATATACTGTAACTGTGGCTAATTATTATGGAGCAAATTATTATTATATTGATGGCTCAAGAGCGGCTACACTATCTTTCACTGAGGGCAATACTTACAAATTTGATCAATCAGATAGCACAAACAACAATCATCCATTAAGATTTTCAACCACATCAAATGGCTCTCATGCAGGTGGCTCAGAGTACACAACTGGTGTAACAACCAATGGCACACCGGGTTCAGCAGGTGCATATACACAGATCGAGGTTGCAAGTGGAGCGCCAACTCTTTATTATTATTGTACAAATCATTCAGGTATGGGTGGTACCATTAACACTAATTAGTGTTATAATTAACTTATGAGCTTAACACTAGCAACACTCAAATCAACTGTTCAAAATTATTTAGAAACTGATGAGGCTACATTTGTAACCAATTTAAATACTTTTATTCAAAATGCTGAAGATAGAATACTTAAAAGTGTACAGCTTCCAAATCAAAGAAAAAATGTAGATGGCTTGTTTACATCAAGTTCAAGGTTTTTAACCACACCCACAGATTTCTTAGCTCCATTTAGTTTGGCTATTATTGACTCTAATAATTATTACTATTTAGATTTCAAACATAATTCATTCATTAAAGAATTTTCTCCATCAACCAACTTTAAAGGCAGACCAAGGTTTTATGCAATTTTTGATGATAATACCTTTGAGGTTTCACCAATGCCTGATCAAAACTACACAGCAGAATTACATTATCTCGCCAAGCCTCCATCTTTAACCACACAAGGAGATGCAGGTACAACATGGCTTTCAACAAATGCAGAAGAAACATTGTTATATGGCACCCTCATAGAAGGTGCAATATATTTAAAGTTACCTGCTGATGACATAGCACAATATGAAATCAGATTTAAAGAAAGCCTAGCTAGACTTAAAAATCTAGGTGAAGGCAGAGACACAAGAGATGAAATGCGATATGACTCTCTTAGAATTAATGTAAGTTGAATAAAAAAGATACAAAAGATAAGCCAATTAAAAAGCTTGAAGGCAAGACTGTAGCTATTGTTGGCTTAGGCAAAAGCTGGTTTGAGTATAATTTAGCCGCATCACATGGAGATCACTTTGATGAAGTGTGGGGTATCAATGCTGTAGGCTCTGTTATATACCATGACAGAACCTTTATGCTTGACCCACCTTCAAGGTTTTTAGATAGTGATGATGCTGGTGGTCAAACACATGGCATGGTTAAAATGCTTAAGACTGGTGATAAGCCTATCTATACTTGTGAGCTTGATAAAAGATGCAAGAATCTAAAGCTTTATCCTATTAAGCAGGTTGTACAAGACTTGCAATGCTCATACCTCAATAACACTGTTGCATATGCTTTGGCTTTTGCACTGTGGAATAAAGTAGGTGCAATAAGAATTTATGGTGTGGATTTTACTTATAGAGGTAACCTACACTTTGCAGAATCAGGCAGAGCATGTGTTGAGTTTTGGTTGGCTAAGTGTATGTTTGCAGGCATAGAGGTAGGCATAGCACAAACATCTACATTGCTTGATACCTGTGTGCCACTCAGTGAAAAGCTTTATGGCTATCATAGATTAAGTGACCCCATGCTTCCTTTGGTTATGAATGATGAACTTATTGTCAGAAAGAATAGTGAATTGACCTACAATGAAAAAGAAGTAGAGCCTATGTTGATAGGTAGACATGATGACAAAACAAGTCCAGTAGAGCCAAAGGAGTGGTAAATGCTTGAGGATTTTGGTGCATCAAACCTTGGTTTAATATCTGTCAAGACAGAAACAAACAAGGGTCATGACCCTGAATGGTGGGCAGAACAACTAACCAATAGAATCTGTGGCATATCAGAAAATGCCGCTCCACATGTGAGGCAACAAGCTGAGGCATACAAACTAGCAATTTACAATACAATACTTTATTATATTAAACAGGCTATCAATAGTGAGAGATGTACTATTCAAAACTTGCTTATTAGCCAAGGACACGAGGATTTAGCAAAGATTTTTAAGGAGTTAAAATAAAATGGCAATATCATCAACATTAACAACAAGTTTCAAAAAGGAACTGTTGACTGCTACTCATAATTTTGCAACTAATGGTAATGCTTTCAAACTTGCACTTTACACAAGTTCAGCAACACTTGGAGCTACCACAACTGCATTTACAACAACTGGTCAATCAAGTGGTACTAATTACACATCAGGTGGTTCTGCCCTTACTAAGGTAGCACCCACAAGCTCAGGAACCACAGGGTTCACTGATTTTGCAAATTTAACTTTTAGTACAGCTACAGTGACAGCTAGAGGATGTATGATCTATAACGATACTAATGGCGATAAGTCAGTAGCAACCATAGATTTTGGTGGAGACAAAACATCAACAGCAGGAGACTTTACTATAGTCTTTCCAGCCGCTGCCGCCTCTACAGCTATCATTCGTATTGCCTAGTATGAAATGCCTTTTGCAAAGTTTCAATTTAAGGCAGGGATAGATCGAGAGGGTACAAGCTACACCAATGCTGGTGGATGGTTTGATGGCTCTCTTGTTAGATTTCGCAAAGGCTTTGTAGAAAAGATAGGTGGTTGGGCAAAAAATACCACCAACACTTTTCTTGGTACAAGCAGAAAGCTTTTTGGCTGGGTTGCATTAGAAGGCACTAGGTATCTATTCTTAGGTACTCATTTAAAAACTTATGTAAAGGAGGGTGACAATTTAAATGATGTTACACCCATTAGGCTTACCACATCAGCAGGTGATGTAACCTTTTCAGCAACCAATGGTGATGCCACTATCACTGTTGCTGATACCAGTCATGGTGCAGTACAAAATGATTTTGTAACCTTTTCAGGAGCATCATCTTTAGGTGGCAATATTAACTCAAATGTTCTTAATCAAGAATATCAAATAGCAACCATTGTCAATGCAAACTCTTACACAGTTGAAGCAAAGAATACCAGTGGAGTTACAGTTACAGCCAATGCCTCTGACTCAGGTAATGGTGGCTCATCTGTGGTTGGCACCTATCAAATAAATACTGGCTTAGATAACTTTGTGCAATCTACAGGTTGGAGTGTTGGTGCTTGGAATACTGGTTCCTTTGGCTCTAGCACAAGTCTATCTGAAACCAACCAGTTAAGGCTTTGGTCAGCAGATAACTTTGGTGAAAATTTATTGTTCAACAATAGAGGTGGTAGTATTTATATTTGGGAAGAGTCAGATGGTGTAACTACAAGAGGCAAAAACATTACTGCCTTATCAGGTGCCAATCTATCACCCACAAAAGGTTTACAGGTTATAGTCTCAGACACAGATAGGCATGTCTTTGTTTTGGGTGCTGACCCACTCAATGCAGGTGGCACAGCTAGAACTGGTACCATTGACCCTATGTTTATAGCTTTCTCTGATCAAGAGAGTGCTACAGAATGGGAACCAAAAACAACCAATACAGCAGGTTCAGTTAGATTATCAGCAGGCAGTGAGATCATAGGTGGCATAAGAGCTAGACAAGAAACCTTGGTGTGGACTGATTCTGCCTTATATAACATTTCTTTTGTTGGACCGCCCCTTACTTTTTCTGTGAACTTAATCAATCAAGGTGTAGGTCTAATTAGTCCTAATGGCTGTATCAACTCTCCTAGTGGAGTCTTTTGGATGAGTGATGATGGTTTCTATGCTTACACTGGTTCAGTAAAAAGGCTGTCATGTAGTGTCTTAAGTTATGTGCTAGATAATCTTGATATGAGCCAAAGGTTTAAAGTCTTTGGTTTGCTCAATAAAGAATTTAATGAAGTGTGGTGGTTCTATCCATCAACACAAGATAGCACTGGTGAAATATCTAGGTATGTAATTTACAACTACTTAGAAGATAGCTGGTCTATAGGTCAATTAGTAAGAACCTCTTGGGTAGACCAAGATGTGTTTGATAAGCCTTTAGCTACAGCAAGCAATACTTTATTCAACCAAGAAAGTGGGCAAGACAATGATGGTTCACCCATGGATGATGTGTTTGTAGAAAGCTCTGACTTTGATTTACAGGATGGCAATGACTTTGTGTTTGTTAGAAGAGTCATACCTGATATTAAGTTTGCAGGCACTAACACAGACTCAGGCATACCACAAATCAATATGGTTTTGAAAACTAGAAATGAGCCTGCTGAAACATTGGTCACAAGATTTACCAAAGATGTCTCCAATAACACAGATCAGTTGCATGTCAGAGCTAGAGGCAGACAGGCTGTATTAAGACTGCAAAGTGATGATGATGCAGACACATCCAATAGATTAGGTGTGCAATGGAGATTAGGATATACTAGAATGGACATACAACCTGATGGTAAGAGGTAATGGCAACACTGTTGCCAACAAGATTACCACTGGCAGAGGAGGAAGTCTCTACAGAAACCTTTAATAGATTAGTTAGAGTCTTAGAGATAAACTTAGGGAGGTTCGACCCAAATCGAACACCCCAGTTCACTGATTCCGAAATAAGTGAACTTAATTTTGTTGCAGGTGATATTATCTTCAACTTAACAAGGGAGATACACCAAGCATTTGATGGGGTAGAGTTTCGAGACTTATATAGCCACAGGACATACCCAAGTGGTGTTAGTGGCACAGGAGCAGTAGGCTCAGTAACAGTTACAATAGGTTAGATATGGCAACATTAGAAGAAAGATTAATAAACCTCACAAAAGATATAAATCCCATAGGTTCAGGTGTAATGTCTGATCAGGATGTGGAAAGGATGGCTAATCCTGAGATGAATACAACCATGATGAATAAGATGCTTTTGAGTGGCATGCAAGATGAAGCCATGCCAATGAGTGATGTAGATACCAGTGTGTTTCAGCCATTGGTAGATTTAGGCTTTGAGCAAGAAGTAAGAACAATTTTAACAAACCCCATGAACTCAGAACCATCAGTTGAGGCACAGCAAAAAATTATACAAGAGTTAGGAACTGGGATGGATGTAGATGGGTTTCTAATGGAAGTGCAAAAAAATGCACCCAGTCCTACAACAGACAAAACAACTGCACCTAGAGATGTAGAGGTGGCAATGTCTAACATAGAAGCAGGTGGTGATACCACAAGAATGATGAGACCTGTTTCCATGAAAGCATCTGATGTAGATATGCAAGGCATTATGTCTATGATGGGCAGAGATGGTGATACAACATTAGGACATTTAACAGAGGGTGAGGTTGTAATACCTGCTCCTGTACTAGAAGCAAATCCACAAGTATCAGATATGTTAGAAAATACCATGATGGATATGGGCATAGACCCAAGAACAAGAGTGGTAGATTCAACAGGAGAACTTGGTGGTATAGCATCTATCAATCCACAGACAGGATTCCAAGAGTTTGGCTTTCTCTCCAAAATATTTAAAAAGGTTAAGAATGTAGTTAAGAAAGCGGCACCTATACTTCCATTTATACCCGGTGTTGGACCGGCACTTAGTGGTGTTTTAGGTAGCGCTGGTTCTGCTATTGCTGGTGGTCTAAGTAAAATACCTGTTGTTGGAGGTGCCTTAAGCAAAGGTGCAACCTTCTTGGGTCAAGCGGCAACTGGTAAGTTAAAAGGTTTACCCTCTTTATTACAAAGAGACCCCAATGATCAGGGAACAACCAACCCATTAATTAAAGGTATTGGTGATTTGCTTGGCTTTGGTGGTAGGTCTGCTGAACTTGAAAGATTAATAAATCCAGCTACAAAATTGCCATATACAGATGCAGAAATACAGGCAATGTCTGATCAACAAAAAGCAGATGCCATTGCTCAAGGTAGAGCCACACAAGGTGGTACTACACTACCATCTAAGGTTTCTGAAATGTTCAATCAAACACAGATTGATGATCAGGGCAATATAGTTAAAGGTGGCATGGGTACAGGTGGTAAGTTTGCATTAGCGGGTCTTGCAGGACTTTTAGGCAAACTAGCATATGAAGAGCAGAAGAAACAAAAAGGTGTACCTTTAACTCCACTTACAACCATGGATGCATTAGGTAGATACAACATTGAATCTGAGATTGCTAGAAGAACTGGTGAGGCAATGCCATCAAGAGTAGAGTTTGGTTTAACAGCAGAAGGCTTACCAGCTTTATCAGGTGGTATGCCAAGAAATGCAAGAAATGGTGGCATTATGTCATTTGCCCAAGGTGGTGCTGTAGCCATGCAAGAAGGTGGTGAGCCACCTATTAATATGGCTGACTTTCCTAGAAAGAATGGAGAGATAGATGGACCGGGTACTGGTACAAGTGATGACATACCTGCAATGTTAAGTGATGGTGAGTTTGTCATGACAGCCAAGGCAGTTAGAAATGCAGGCTCCTATGACATGAGTGCAGA